ATAAGCCAGATCGGGCACGTAACGAGGCTCTCGATTGTCGTGTTTATGCGTTGGCGGCTTTGAAAATTATGCAGCCGAATTTAAAGCGTGTAGCTGAGCGTGTATCAATTGATGTGCTAGATCAACCTACGATTGAAAATAAAGAGAGTGCTGAATCTAAGCCTAAAACTATTCTTAAACGTAAAGTTGTTAAAAAAATTATAAAAAAAGAGTTAATTCAAGCACCTAAAAATACTGTCATTAAGAAAAAACGTATTTTTGGGAATAAAAAATAATACCTTGATATTCATATACAATTTTATATGTTTCTTATATATTGACTCGATTTTTAACAAAGATAATTAGTGAGCAAATAATGTCAGAGGCTACTCCACATTTATCTCATCCAAAGTATCGAGCAGATATTGATGGTTTACGAGCAATAGCTGTTTTAGCTGTAGTTATATTTCATGCTTTTCCATCAGCATTAAGAGGTGGATTCATTGGGGTTGATATTTTTTTTGTAATATCAGGATTTCTTATTTCTACAATTATTTATGAAAATGTCAGAAATGAGACGTTTAGTTTTAGGGATTTTTATTCACGAAGAATTAGACGTATTTTTCCAGCTTTATTGGTGGTTATAACAGCAACTTTTTTATTTGGATTTTTTATTTTATCTCCCGATGAATTTAGTGCTTTAGGTAAACTAGTAGCTGCAGGTATAGGTTTTGTTGCCAATCTAGTTCTATGGAGTGAAGCAGGGTATTTTGATGCTGCTACAGAAACAAAGCCATTGCTTCACCTTTGGAGTCTAGGTATTGAAGAACAGTTCTATATTATTTGGCCATTATTGTTAATTTTTGCGTGGAAGCGAAAAATTAGTCTGTTGATAGTGACAATGATCGTTCTATTTATATCTTTTAGCTTCAATATTTTTAATATTAAAACAGACCCAATAGCAACATTTTATTCGCCACTAACAAGAATATGGGAGTTGCTTTTTGGAAGTGTTTTATCTTGGATTATGGTTTTTAAGAAGGATGCTTTTGCTAATTTTAACTTTAAGATTAATAAGCAGCTATCTAGATATAAACTATTTAACAATGCTGAAGAAAAAAATATATTCGCCAATATTCTTTCAATATTAGGGATTGTATTATTTATAATTGGCTTTGTAAAAATAACGAAAGAATCTTTCTTTCCTGGTTATTGGGCTTTAGTACCAGTTTTAGGTACTGTCGTGATTATTATGGCAGGTCCAGAAGCCTGGATAAATAAAAAAATTCTGTCTAATAAATTTGCAGTTTGGTTTGGTTTAATTAGCTTTCCTCTCTATTTATGGCATTGGCCAATTTTATCGTATGGACGAATCTATTATGATAAAGTTCCGCCTGATGGCTTTAGATGGGTAGCTGTTTTACTTTCTATTTTGTTGGCGTGGTTAACAGTCAAATATATTGAGAAACCTTTCAGATATAGCAAGCGGAGAACACAAACTAAAGTGATCTTCTTAAGTTGTACTGCACTCCTCATAGGTATGCTCGGTTTGATCGCATACAAAACCAACTTTACTGAATCTAAGATTTTTAACGATTTAAAAATAACTAGAAAAGGATTTGAGCATGCATATGGTCCATCCCTTAATTGGTATGAAGGTAAAGAAAGTTGGTTATTTTTGGGTAACAATTATGATAAGACTGTTGAAAAGTTAAAGTTGGTTAATGAGCCAAATGTTGAAGATATTGATAAAGTATCTGAACAAATGGAAAAAATAGTAAGTGCTGCCGATAAAGTTAATACGAAAGTTGTATTTATGCTTGGGCCCAATAAATCGAGTATATATCCAGAGTTTTTACCAGAGACATTAATACCTTCTGCTACTAAATATAGTGGTTATTATTTAAGAAAATTGAAAAATAATCCTAATCTTATTGTTTACGATCCAACTCATGATTTGTTGCAGGCAAAAGAAAAAGAGGGATTATTGTATTGGAAAACTGATACACATTGGAATGATAAGGGGGCTTATATTGCATTTTCTGGCTTGGCAAGAGAAATGTCAACACCAATTCCAAATGTTAATTTTCAACAAGGACCCATGCATAAGGGGGACTTAATTGGTATTTCAAAGTTAGATAATTATCCTTTAAGTTCATCAGATAATTGGGTTGTTCAGTGGAACAAAAAACCAATTTCTGTTGAAAAGATACTACCTAATGAACATGAGTCTGCATTTGGAAGTCCAAAAAATATCACAACTACAAATGCATTAGTTGATAAGTCGGTTTGGGTTGTGGGGGATTCGTTTTCTAAGGGGTTAGAACCCTATTTGAATGCAACTTTTAAAGATGTTAGATATATAGGGCATTGGAGCGAAAAGTTAGATAAATTGTCTGATGAGTTAGCTAAAGCAAATAAAAAACCCGATATTATTATTATTGAACGTGTTGAACGATCATTTTAATTATTTTATATATCTTAAACCTCGCTATATGCGAGGTTTTTTACAATTGTGAATAATGAAAAAAACCACTTAAAAAATGATGATAAAACCAAGAAAACACGCATTTTTGGTTAAAAATACATGAGTGGT